AGAAATATTCAAATTACAAAGCTTTAATTTCCTTCCGGAACAACGATATGATTTATATTCTCTACCTTTGGCTTTTGTTTTATTACCTACAATTAAATTGCCACATAGACCACACTTAACCTTACTGGAGAATATATAATCACTCGCTGCGCTTCTAGGGTGTTGTAAACCTCTATTTTTTAAATGGAATTGCACTTGTTCAAATGTTTCCTCATTAATAATAGGCGGCACAGCATTATCTACCTCAAAATAGTTATTCGATTTCTCTCCCCATCTTAATGTACCTTTATATAGAGGGTTTTTGAGTATTTTGTAAACTTGCATATGACTCCATTTTGCGCCAGGTGTACCAATTAAATCATTTGCGATTTTATTTGTACTATGACCTTCTAAGTAATTAGAAAATATTCGTTTTACTATTTTCGCTTCTTCTGGAATGATCGTTAATTCTCCAGTTGAATTATCTAGACTGTACCCAAATGGTTTACGATGCGCAGCATACTTCCCTTGCCTTACCTTTTCCTCTAAACCGACTCTAACACGCTCCCCTATGTTTTCCCTTTCCCACTGTGCCAACGCAGCTACAATCGTTATAAAAAGCCTTCCCATAGCTGTTGTAGTATCATAGACTTCTGTTGCAGATTTAAACTTACAATCATGTTTATCAAAGTGTTCCAATAGCTTGTACAAATCCAAAACAGATCGAGTTAATCGGTCTAATCGGAATACTAATACACAATCAATCAAACCTTTTTCTATATGGTCGTTCATTCGTTGTAATTCAGGTCTGTCCATATTTTTGGCAGAAATACCTTCATCTACATAAAAGCCGATCACTTCCCAATCCTGGGAATCGCAATAAGCCTGTAACCGTTTCTTTTGCGCAGAAATTGAATAACCTTCCTGGACTTGTTCTTCAGTTGAAACACGCACATATATAGCAGTTCTCATAATAATCACCTGTTCATTTTTTTATACAGGTAATATTGTATCATGTAGTTTATATAAGTGTTATGTATTAATTTTACCAATAAACATTTGGTTAAGCAGCAGTTAACAAATGTTTAAGAAATCGTTAACTCACATTAAGTTTTTATTAAAATATTGGATGTATATTTAAAAAAGTGAGTATTTATAAGGGTTTACAGTATTTTGAATAGGGTATTTTTACCTATTTAAAAATTTTGTTTCATAAAAATTTCATGTTAATATGAAATTGAATTTCAAAATATCTCAATTTCGAAATATGTACAAAATTGTGGTTGTTTTAGTGAAATCCATAAAGTAATATTTTAAATATGAGTTATAATGTTACAAAAATTACAGAAACACAGAACAAACGTTCTTGTCTGTGTTATAATGGAAAAACACAGAGAGAATGAACGGGGGAAAGTAATAATGAAATTGTTCGAAGGTCAAGTAAGTGAATTTGTTGAATTACTAAAAGAAAATGGTTATGACAGCGTTCTTGAAATTAAACAACTACTTGAAGAAGTAGAAAATATAAAAAAAACCCCCACTCCTGGATGATGGGGGTTTTATAATTTCGATAATGTTTTTATCATATCTTCTATTTTACCTTTTAAATAGATCTGTTCTCTTTCTCCAAGTTTATTAATTTCTTCCATAAAGTGTGCAACTTCTTCATCTATAATTTCGTTTTGAGGTCTGATATCTCCACGTAATAAGTAATCTGTAGTTACATTAAAGAATTCTGCTAACAATACAATAATTTCTGGATTTGGTGAACGTGTATCACGTTCATATGCTGAAATCGTAGACTTTGATAAATTTAATATTTCACCTAATTGCGCTTGATCTAATCCTCTTTTTTCTCTAAGTCTTGATAACCTTCTTCCTAAAGTCACTTTATCACCTTCTTATCTCTATGTTCTCCTATTTAAATAAATTCTACACAAGGTGTCTTTACACTAGATATTGTAACTTAATTACGAAGTTTACGAAACGGTTTTAAAAAACTTCTACAAAATGGAAAGAAAACACTTGCAAAACTACAAATTGTAGATTAAAATCAGAATATAAGCAAAAAGGAGGGGAGAATTTGAAGAATCAAGTGTTGATTTCCTTGCGAGGTAGCAAAACACAACTAGAAATAGCTGAGAAATTAGGTATTTCAGTTAAAGCGTATAGTGCAATCGAAACAGGGAAACGATTTCCACGCATAGAAACACTAAAGAAACTAAGTGAGTTATATGGAAAGAGTGTAAATGAGTTATTTTTTTGCCAGTGAGTCTACAGTACGTAGTATAACGGTCTACAATAACGAATATATTCTACAGAGGAGGATTTAAAGCGATGACATTCGGAAAGAGATTGTCTGGTTTAAGAAAAGAAAAAGGAGTTAAGCAGTATGAACTCGCAAAAATTTTAAATAAATCAAATAGTGCGCTTGCTATGTATGAAGTTGACCAAAGAGAACCGAATTTCGAAACTTTAGTATTGTTATCTGATTATTTTGGTGTAACTGTAGATTATTTATTAAATGGAGATTTACAGCAAGGTGAACCAGTTTTAGAAGAACAACCAGTTATTGAAAACGATCTAAACAATATTATTACAAGAATCAATAAGTTATATCCTGGTGATCGCAATTTTATTTTAAACAAAATAGATAAAATTATTACAGCTTTTGAGGAGTGAAAAAAAGTGAAAAACGAACCATCAAAAGAAGCAATGATCCAAGTTTTAGAGTTTTTCATGAAAACTTCGATTCCAAGATTACTTGCAGCAAAAGAAGAAAAGAAAGGAGCTTAACAAATGAGTTTAATCGTTTTGTACTACATAGGACTAATATTTGCAGCAACTTTCTTATTAGTAGCACTACCAGTATTACTACTACCAATTAAAGGGTTAAGGAATTTATGGCACAAGTATTTGTGGAGTACAGAAGGGGAGGAATAAAAATGTATACAAAGAGTTGGGAAATTGAAGGGTTAGAAGAAAAAATTACTGAACTTGAGAACAAACAAGAAGAAGCAGCTTCATTATTAGATGATGTATTAGAGCTTTTAGATCCAGATTGGATTGATATTGAAGATTTCTTTGAAAATGTTGAACACGCTAGAAAAGTAATCAAAGACCTTATAAAGGAGATGGGATGAATGATGGAAACAATCAGTTTAAAAGATGTTCCATTTAAAACAAGATTTCGTTTAGAGAATGCAACGGTTAAACGATTAAAAGCTGAACACTCTGATTATTACTACATCACTAACGCAAATGTTCACCTGGTTTATTCTTATAACCCAACAATAGGGAATGAAATATTAGTAACTGAGTTAGCTCTACACGATGTTTACGAAGCGTTAGAGAATCCAGACTTTAAAGCTAAGGTAAAAGCTTATGTAGGTAACTGAATCAGCACAGCGACCAAACTAGACTGATTCAGCACTATTGAGTGGATGATAAAATCATCTACTCCTAACTTTACCATAAAGGAGAGAATTATACATGAGTAATCAAAAACAAAACGCATTAGCTGATTATGTGCAAGTAAATGTTCGTATAGAGAAGTTTTGGGAGTTACATCCAAATGGTCGTATCCAAACTGAATTAGTAAGTTGGAATGATGGTGTAGTTATTATGAAGGCTTATGTTTACAAAGATGTTAATTCACCAGTACCAAGTGCAGAGGGTATGGCATACGAAAAAGAAAATTCATCTTTCATTAATAAAACATCTGCATTAGAAAATTGTGAAACATCTGCTGTAGGTCGTGCGTTGGCTATATTAGGATTTGAAATCAAAAAGAGTGTTGCTAGTTATGAAGAAGTTGCAAATGCGAAATTGAACCAAAATAACGACACTCAAGAAGAATTAGCAAACGCTAAACAAGTTGGGTTAATAAAAGTGATCGTGAAAAGTATTGGTATGGTAAAGAAAGTACCGGAGTTAGAAGTGCTTCAAAAGGCATTAGGTAAAGAAGAAGAAATAACTTATGACATTCTAACAACTTTATCTAAAACACAAGCAAGTGAGTTAATTAAGAAGTTACAGAAGTGGCAAGAGCAATCAAAAGAAACTGTTACGCAGTAGACAACTATAGCGACATAAATAAAGGAGATTTTTATAATGAATTCTCAAGAAAAACTAATTAGTAATTTAGAAATTCAAAACAAAGAACTGTTAACAAGATTAGATAATCGTTACAAAGAAACCATTGTCTTACGTGAAATGTTGAATAAAACAAAGGAACAAATAATCGAAGAACTAAACAATAGAATTGTTAATGCTGAAAATATTGATAATTACGAAGCTAAATTTGCTTTAGAAAACTTTTTTGAATGGTATAAGGAGAGATTTGTTTACTAAATGCTATGTCGCACTGCGAAACAAAAGCGCAACAAACAAATTAAATAAAAGGGAGAGAATTAAATGGCGCATATTACATTAAAACATTCATCTGGTTTAACAAAAGAGGTTAAGAAAGGTTTTTCGTGGACCATGTTATTTTTCGGAGTATTTGTCCCACTAATTAGAGGGGATATTAAGTGGTTTGTAATCTCATTCGTATTAGCATTTTTAACATTTGGCTTATCATGGCTACTCTTGCCCTTCTTTTACAATGATCTGTACATTAAAGATTTGATTGAAAAAGGTTGGAAGGTGCAGCCTTCTCCACAAACTGCATTATACTAAGCGAAATAAAAAAGAATGAGGGGGCTAATTATGAAAAAATGGGGAGTTTTATTATTAGCGATTAGTTTATTAAGTGGTTGTAGTGAACAAACAAAAAGCGAGCCTAAGAAAGAAGTGAAAGTTAATCAAGAATCGAAGGAAGATAAAATTCGAAAAGAAATTGTGGATTACACTACACAAACAACACCAGTAATAAATGATATGACCACTATTATGAATAGTATCACAGAGTTATCTACAATGGCTGCAAACGATCCTAGTTTACTTACTAACCCAAGTTACTTAGAAACAGTTGATAAAGTCGGTGTGGCAATTCACGCAGTAAATGAGAGAGCTAGAGCGATTGATACAGGAACTAACCCAACAATTAATAAAGTACACAATTTGTTATTAAAAGCAGTAGATCGTATGGAGTTTGTAGGTAACACTTACCCTTCAGCAGTTAGAAATTTAGATGCAAATGGTATTACTGAATGTTCAATCGCAATTAGCGAAGTGGGTGATTATATGGAGCAGTCAACTAATATCATTACTACTGAACTAGAGCCATATATGATTAACAATAAATGAGTGATATGATTTAGCCCTTCTTTAGGGCTTCCTTTTTACTCTATGAGTGGACAAGCCTTAGACATAATTTTAGAGGAAGATTTTATTTTTCTTCCTCCAGGAATAATAATTCACTTAGATCACATTGGAAGTATTCGCATAACGTACCGATTGTATTGAAGTCTAACTGAGTTGATTCCTCATTATATAAACGTGTTAACGTTGTACGAGTAATTCCAGTGTCTTTCGAAAGTTGGTTAATACTTCTAATTTTTCGTTCACCCATTAAACGGTGTAGGTTAATTCTAACTTTTTTCATCTCGATCACCTCTCAACATCATTATAGTCATATTGTACTCGATAAATACCAAAAATAAAATATTTTTTTAAAAGTTGTATTATATCCTAGACAACTTTCATATGATATGGTACAATTAGGTTAACTTGGAAGGAGGTGGAAAAGTGAGTCAAGAAACACAGAAGGTTCAACATAATATCAAAATTCGCTTAGACGATCTAATGTGGGAAAAACGAATTCCTTCTATAACTGCTTTGAGTGAAGCAACGAACATTGCCAGAGGAACACTTACTAGATTAAGAGATAACAAAGCAGCAGGAATCAATTTAGATACATTAGAAAAACTTTGTAATTATCTAAATATAGAAATTACTGAGTTGATGGTTATTAAAAAGTAGGGGGTTATCGGATGGAAAAGTTAGAGATAATCAAACAATTATTAGTAACTAAGGAATTCACAACTAATGTAGAAGCAAAAAAAATGTTAGAAAATGCAATTCAGTTCATTAAAAAAGCATAAAAAAAGACCACTACTGAGAATAGTGGCTTCGTAAATTATATGTACTTTGATTATAGCACAAACGGAAGGTGAAATAAATGGCAAGACCAAAAAAAGATGGATTGGATTATTTCCCTTTAGATGTAGACATAGATCAAGACGATAAAGTGATTATCATAATCGCTAAATATGGAATGGAAGGTTTCGGAATACTCGTAAAGCTAATGATGGAGATTTATAAGAACGGTTACTACTATAACTGGACAGAAAGAGAACAATTAGTCTTCTCAAGTAGAGTTAATGTAAACATTAATACCATTCAGAATGTAGTTAATGATTGTATTAAGTGGGGGTTGTTCAATGAAGATATGTTTAACTCCCATCAAGTCTTAACATCTAAAGGTATTCAAAGTCGGTACTTACTAGCTACTTCTAGACGATTAGAAGTAACTATCGAAGAAAAATACAAGTTAATAGTAGTTAATGTAGACATTAACCCTAAGTCAGTTAGAGTTAATGACGACAAAAGTACACAAAGTAAAGTAAAGGAAAGTAAAGTAAATAAAACTAAAGAAAAGAAAGTTAAATACGCTGAATTTGTTTCTATGAAAAAAGAAGAATATGAAAAACTTATAGAACAATTCGGAGAACCTGGAGCAATAGAAAGAATTGAAAAATTAAATCTTTATAAAGGCTCAACAGGAAAAAAATATAAAGAAGATTATTTAACAATACTTTCATGGGAAAGAAAAGATAATAAAAACAAACCAGTACAAACAGACTTTCAAAGACCATTAATGAAAGGGATCGGTGATTAATGGATAAGTACCAAATTCAATTTGAAAATGAATGTTATACATTAGGGTGTTTTATAAAAGAACCTTCCTTATTAAGTGAAACGAAATTAAAAGAGTCACATTACTTTAATTATCATAACAAACAGATATTTATTAAGTTGCTCCAGTTAAAAGAAAAAGGTGAATCAATCGACTTGATCGGTTTGCAACAATCGAATAGTGATGACTTATTTAGAATGGGTGGTAAAAGCCATTTAAAAGAGGTATATGAGTCTGTAATATCTATTCATAGCTTTAGACATTACGAAACTTTAACTACTCAATTTACCGCTATAGAAGAATCATTGCAGCTATTGGAAGAATTTAAAGAACAATCAAAAGAAGTTCACAGAATATCACATCTAAGAGAATTGCAAGATAAGTTAAATCAGATTGATGTTGATATGGGTACGAAGGAAAAAACAACTTTTGAAAAAGTAAGGGATAGAGTGTTTCAACATGAAAACTCACCTAAAACTGGATTAAGTGGAGTAAACACAGGATTCTTAAATGTTAATAAATCAACTGATGGTTGGCAAGCAACTGACTTAATTATATTAGGTGCTAGACCTTCAATGGGTAAAACAGCTTTATCACTTAATATGTTATGGCAAGGAACGGAAAAAGATAAAGATGTGCATGGAACTTTCTTTACAGCTGAAATGGGTGAAGAACCAATAATTGACAGAATGATCGCATTAGAAGCAGGAGTTCAAGTTAATAAAATGAGGAATCCGAATAAATACTTCAATGAAATCGACTGGGAGAAATATGGTAAATCCTTATCATCTGTAGAAAAGAACGAAAGATGGTCACTTCATCGTGATAAAAATGTTGCAGATATTCGTGCGAAAGTCAGAAGGTTAGTAACTAATTATCCAGATAAAAAGCACGTTGTCTACATTGACCATTTAAGCCATTTAAAAATTAATGGTAATTATCAAACTAGAGCTTTAGAAATCGGTGCGATATGCCAGGAATTGAAAGATATGGCAGTAGAATACAAGATTCCTGTAGTTCTATTATGTCAACTTAGTAGAGGTGTAGAAAGTCAAAATGATAAACGCCCAACATTAAAGGATCTGCGTGATAGTGGAGAAATTGAACAAATTGCTGATGTAGTAATGTTCATCTACCGCGAAGATTATTATCATAAGCACGAACAAAATTATCAAAATACTCACATTACAGAGCTTTTAATTGATAAAAACAGACAAGGTGATTTAGGAACAATCTTATTAAAGTTCCAATCGGCAAACAATCGCTTTGTAGATGTTATATGAAGATTGAACAATATCTGAATTTCTGCAAAGAGGATAACTACTTTTGTGGTTTCCTCCTTGTACAATTACTAGTTTATGAGAAGCAAGTCCTAAATATGAATGATGATGTAACAAAGATAGATTTTTACCTTCAAGATCGTTTTAAAAACAAAATGAACGAAGAATTACAACGTTTAGCTGATAAATTCAACAATCAAATACCTAGATAATCGGAGGGATTTTGGTGATAAATGTTGGTGACTGGGTAGTAATTGAAGCGTATAACAGGAAATACAAAGGTTATGTTCTTGAAAAAAGCGTTTACCGTTCAATTGTTAATGTGTGGGTACATGGGGCGAAAACATTCAGCCCTATGACTTATATGAATGATCAAATTATTCCGTTACCACTTGATACATTTGAAAACGAAAAAGAAATGTATATAGATGCTAGTTTAATGCTCGGTTGTAGAGAAACATTCATGGAAATCACAAACAAAGAAAATAGGAGTGTTTAAGATGGTTAAATTACCTAAAGAAGTTGCTGATTCAATTCATTATTACCAAGTAAAAGGTAGAGAGAAATCATTGTTTAATGTGCCAACAATTGCGAGTAGTTCGGCTAAGAATAAACGTTATAAAGCGATTCACGATTATATACATTCATCTGAAGAAAATTTTAAGAAGTATTTTAAAGCTCTTGTTGATGGGTATGAGGTAGAGCAGACGAAAGAGGAACAATTACTAAGTTATTACAACAGTTTAGGAAAGCCTGCTGAAATTAAAAAAACTTTAAAAATCTTAGGTATTCAAATATTCGGTATTAATATGGAGGTAAACAAATGAACAACGTAACTAAACCAGATCATTATCATGTAAACGGAATAGATGTAATTCGATTTGCAGAGCTGCAATTAAGTAAAGAAGAACTTAAAGGATTTTACAGAATCAATATTCTGAAATATGTGACAAGATTTGAAAGAAAGAATGGTAAAGAGGATTTAATCAAAGCTCAAGATTATCTAAATAGATTAATTGAGTTAGTGGGTGAGTAATATGGACAAAAAACAATTAAGAGCCATCCGTTTAAGAATCGCTGATTTATTAGACTCACCTAATCCAGATGAAGCAGAAATAAAACGTTTAGGTAAATTGTTAGGTGAACCAGATGAAGAAGCTGAGAGAAAGTGTAAAACACGCAAACCGAGAGTTAAATATAACATTGGTAAAGTGAAAGCTAGTGAATACATCAAAATGAGAGAAAAAGGTTTGAATATGCGACAAATAGCTGAACATTACAAAATAACGTTAGAGCAGCTATCAGCAGAATTAAGTAAAATGCGTAGGGATGGCGAGTTATTACCTGGTTTACTTCGTATGGGTAGAGAACCACACATCACATTAACTCTTAAAAAATATGAAGCATATAAAAAGCGTGGAGTAACTGATCGAGAGATTTCAAGG